GTGTTAAAAACAAACATTATCTTTTTACCAGGATTATCTAAAACCGTTTCACACAAGTCATACGTCAAACTATGGTAAAAAAATTTTTTAACATCGGCATTTTTAATTGGTTTTTCAGTTAAATTAAAACTGCGTAGTAAGTCGACAATGTTTTGTTGAAACTTTTGAGTGAATAAAGTATTGAAGTCCAATACAGTTATATTGTAATGTTCGAGTTCTATCTGCATAGTATAACTACAAAGATTAAGATTTAACTTTAAATCTTGGTAGTCTGCAGTTTATTATACCGTTATAAAACGATTCATCCAGTAAAACATTGTTATCAAATTGCATTTTAGCCTCAAAGTAAGCTAACTCAGCCTTAGACTGGCAAAATCTTAGTATTTCAAATTTAAAATTATCTTTGCCTAATTCCGTTAAATCTTGATTAACGTCGTTAGATGATGAAGTGTATGTTCGCCAATCAGTTTCAATATCAAAATGCCTTTTGTTTTTCTTGCCTTTTAAAGGCTTTAGTTTCTTAACTGATTTGATTTGCTTTTTACCAATATACTTTTTACCGTTTACAATATTTGTAATCATGTAAATAAAACCGTACGGTAAATTATTTTCATCGATAGGTAGGGATGTAGTCCAGTGTCCTAAATTCATTTCTTTTTCTTCTTTTTACGTTTGTTTCTACGTTTAATAACTCCGAATATTGATTTAGGTAATCTAAAATCTCCAGGCGCATAGGTATCAGTCCCAGTAGTACCTGTTGCGGTACCTGTTGTATACATCGTTGGAGAATTACCTAAAGCACCGCCAGATCCAGCAGTATTACTTGAAGTTGAAACATAGTTCGGACCCATTTCCTTCAAGATTTTTAAAAAAAATTGTTTATACATAGTTGATTTTCTCGCAAATATATTTATAATAATACAGAGAGAGGGAGAAGGAATGGTAAAACAATATGCAATTATTAGAAAAATATCAGAAAGAAATCGAAGAAGACCTCAAGATCGATGAATTCACTATTAAGGAGGCCTCTCTTAAATCTCCTGGTCGTAAGCATTACTGGGTATGTCGGTTAATTACTCATAAAAAAAATCTCTTAAAACTTGAGCAAGATAAGGAGAAACTCAAGAAAAAGATAATCTTAGAAGTTCAGCATCAATCTCCAGTTAAATTATCTAACATTACAGTTGATAAAGCTTCAGAAGATAGTGAACTAATAAAAAATCTTCAAATTCAGATCAATGAAGAAAAATTAATCATAGAATTTTTAGAAAAAACTGAAAAAATATTTACATCATTAACATACGACATAAAAAATATTATTGATGTAATGAAGCTTGAAACCTTGTAGTTTTTTACTACATATTGCAATGATATCATTCGAATATTTTCCAAATAAAAAACTTTGTAGAATATTCGGAGACAATTTTGACTCTATAAGAGAACATTTCAGTGTTAAAAATGTTAATGCATTTTTTATTAAAAAAATGACTGGAGGATTTGCACCTGATAGAATATATGCAATAACTCCTACAGGTTTGTTTGAACCTGGTTTATTTCAATCAATACTTAGATTTATTAAATCTGTATATCCTAATGAAGAAATAATTTTTGATGATAAAATAAAAAATGTTATCAAACCAGATTTAAATGGTTGTATTATTTACGATAAATTAAAATTACCTTTAAGAGATTATCAATTAGAGATAGTTGATCATGCTATAAAAAGAGGGAGAGGTATTATTGCTTTAGGAACTGGTGGTGGTAAAACTCTTACTATAGCAAGTTTGTTATCATCTTTTTTTGAATTCAAAAACAAACAAATGAAATGTTTGTTAATAGTTCCAGATCTATCTTTAGTTAAACAAACGTTTGATGATTTTCTCCAATATGAAGTTCCTTTTAAGATTACAAAATGGACCGGGAGTATTCAACCTGATTTGACAAGTGATGTTATAATAGTTAATATGGGTGTATTGCAAAGTAGGTACAAAGAAGAAAAATGGATAGTTGATGTAGATATGCTTATAGTTGATGAGTGTCACAAACTTAAAAAAGGGAACAAAATAAACAAAATCATAAGTTCCGTAAAAACTAATTACAGATTTGGCTTAACTGGAACATTACCTGATAACAAAATAGATGAGTGGAACATTGTTGGAAAAATAGGGGACGTTTGTTACACTAAGAACAGTTACGAGTTGAGATTAGAAAGTTACTTAACAAATGCTGAAATTAAAGTACTAAACATCTCTTATAAAGATAAAGTTATCAACAATCCATTAGTAAATTCTTTTAGAAGTGAGTTGGATTTCATTTACAACAACAAGTTTAGAAATAATATTATCAAATCTATAAGTGATAAGTTTAATAATAATATTCTTATACTCGTAAATCATATTGCTCATGGTGAAGCTTTATATAATCACCTATCAGCAAACTTAAGCAACCGATCAGTCTATTTTATTAGAGGTGATGTAGAGGTTGAGGAACGTGCACGAGTTATTAAAGAGATGGAAAATAACAATAATGTTGTTTGCGTTGCTATAAGTGCAATATTTTCTACCGGTATTAACATTAAAAACCTACATATGATTGTATTTGCTTCAGGAGGTAAGAGTTTTATACGTATAATTCAATCAATAGGTAGAGGACTACGTTTAAATGCTAACAAATCTAAGTTAGTTATTATAGATATTGCTGATAACTTAAAATATAGTTTATCGCATAGTGTAAGACGTCAAGAAATTTACACTCAAGAAAAAATACAATATAAAGTTACGGATATAGTTGAATAGTATATAATACACTATATATTCTATACAATGGCTAAGCGAGGTCCTAAACCAAAAAAGACGGAATATTATATTGATCCGGTAATTTTTAAACAGCAGCTTGTAGAATATTACAAAGACAGTGCTAAAAATGAAAAAGTAATTGCTGAGTCAATTAATAAGATTGCTCATGGATTGAGTTTTTCTTCTAATTTTATTAACTACACCTACAAGGATGAAATGATAGGTGATGCTATAGTAAAAATGTACACGGCTGTAAAAAATAAAAAATTTAACGTAGACTCCGAGCACAATCCATTTTCATACTTTACTACTATTGCATTTCATGCTTTCATCAATAGAATTAAAAAGGAAAAAAAGCACACAGAGGCTTTAAACGAATATAAGAGTAGATTTTATGAGCAAGAAATGATGGAAAGTTCTGATGCAAATATTTACGTTAAACCAGATAATGTAGATTCGGACGATAATTCATACGACAATAATTGATTTTAAAAGTTTACATGTTATAATTTGAGATGGGTAGAGTTGCAATTTTTAGCGATTTACATCTCGGAATACATCAAAATAGTGATTTTTGGTTAGACGTTTCTTCGCAATGGATAAAGTGGTTTAGTGAAGAAATAAAAAACCAAAATTGCGATGAGATAGTTTTTTGCGGTGACTTGGTACATTACCGAGATGAAGTATCTGTAAAGGTATTACAGCACATATATAATGTTTTCGATTGCCTGAAAGATTATAAGATAACTATGATAACAGGTAATCATGATTGTTTCTATAAAGAAACATCTGAAGTTAATAGTTTATCAATCTTAAAAGGTTATAAAAATGTTACTGTTTACGATAAACTTGCATCTGTTAAATTTAACGGTCAGATGGTTTCTTTTTGTCCATGGGGTACAAAATTAAAAGATATTCCACCAGCTAGAATCATATTTGGACATTTTGAATTGCAAAACTTTAAAATGAACGCATTTAAAGTTTGTGAACAAGGTGATGATGCTTTAATTTTAGCTGAAAAGACACAGCTTGTATTTACAGGTCATTTTCATCTACGTGATGAAAAGAAAATTAACAATACAATGATAGTGTACATTGGTAATCCGTTTCAAATGGATTTCGGTGATGCTTATCAAAGTAAAGGTTTTTATGTTTTAGATACTGATACGTTAGAGCATTATTTTGTAGAAAATAGTTCTACACCTAAACACTTAACAGTTTATCTATCGAAATTAATTTTACAGAAAAACGTAGATAATCTTTTCAAAGAAATATTGCCTAATAATTTAGTTAAGCTTGTTATTGATAAAAATATTAGCACTGAGCATTTAGATATATTGGTTAGTAAA